CTCTTTCCCTACACGACGCTCTTCCGATCTAGTTTTATCAAAATAAATCTTTGTTTCATTAGTTAAAAATGATATCTCATTAATGTTTACAACTACCTCATTTTTCCATCCGTCTGTTAAAATTGCTACTAATTTTTCTCTAGTTTTGATTGTCATTGTATTATTTTCCTTTCTTTAACTACTTTGTTTTCTTGTTCCTTACAAGTATTATAATATCACAAGTGTTATTAAATGTCAATAACTTTCAACAACTTTTTAGAAAAAATTCTTTCCTTATTATATACACCAAAACAAGCACTAAAATAAAAACCTAAATTTCCTATTGACAATAAACATAAACAATGCTATAATAACAATGTAAACAAAAACAACACAAAATAAAAGGAGAACAAAGCATGACAAGAACCATCATTACAACACATTACAAAGCTACAACCCCATCAGGTGAAGTTGTAGAAGGTGAAGTTATCACCTCAATGTCAGGCAGACAGCTTGTAAAGTACATTAAAAAAGTACATGGCATTGAAGAATTTGAACTTTCAACTCACTACACTAGTGACAAGTATGAACTTTCTGATGAAGACTTCATCAAATATGCTACAAAAGTAGAAAAATAATTATAACTTTTTTTGCAGGTCTTTCCTAAATTACATCACTAAATAACTGAATAATATGCACTCATTATATGTAACTTTACAAAATCAAAAAAAATTTGCACGGTTTCTCATCAATCTGTCATATAATGAGTGAAATAAAAATCAAAAAGGAGAACAAATATGGAAATCGTAAAAACAAACATCATGGACAACGAATGGAACATGGATATCAGTTATGATATGTTTGAAAGTCCAGACCGTCAGCCAGTAAAAGACAACAGTGGGGAAATTGCAACAATCCAGAAATTTGCCATCTATGAAGAGTATGATAATACTGGAAATGTTATGCGATTGTTAACAATGCTTACCATTACCGGTAATGTATATGTTACTTCTTCACCTGCATTTATCCGCACATTTGAAAGAATTGCGGAACTAGCACAGCGTTCTCATTTAGACACATTTACAGTTGAGTTCCGAAAAGAAAGAAGCAAAAACAACCGTGAGTACATGACCGCAGTATATGTCAAAGAATCTTAAACTTTACAATGAGCAGGGATATCTAAATTTTAAAGGGATAGTCGAACAAGGCTATCCCTTTAATTTTATCTGGGGCGGTCGTGGAACTGGTAAAACTTTCGGCGCATTAGAACATTGCATGATAACAAATAAACAGGTGTTCATGTACTCACGAACAAAACAGACACAGTTAGACATCATCAAAAACCCCGAACTTACACCAGTTAAGGCAATCAATGATTACCACCACACAAATATTCAGCCATTTCCAGTATCCAAAATAGCGGGATTTTATAATTGTGTTGTAAATGAGGACGGAAAAAATGTTCCAGACGGACTCCCAATAGGTTATGCGTCAGCAATCAGCACAATTTCTAATTTACGTGGATTCTCAGCCGAAGATGTTAAAATCTGGATATATGATGAGTTTATTCCTCAGAAGGGTGACAAAGTGCCCCGTGGTATAGCCAACTCTTTTCTGCATGGTTATGAAACCATAAACCGAAACCGTGAACTGCAAGGCAAGCCCCCACTACAGGTGTTCTGTCTTTCTAATAGTGATAATGTAGGTTGTGAGTTGTTCGCTCAGTTAGGGTTAATCCGAACAGTTTCTGAAATGTCTCGAAAAAAGAGAGAAACTTATTATATTAAAGACAGGGGCATTGCACTATACAATCTCTGTAATTCCCCAATTTCTAAATCTAAAGCTGAAACCTCATTATACAAAATGGTGGGAAAAGACAGTGGTTTTGCACATCTATCGCTGGAAAATGAATTTTTCGACATGGATTTCTCTGACGTAAAAACTCAGAACTTAACCGAATATATACCGCTTTTGTTCTTCGGTGAAATTTCAGTCTATACCCATAAATCACAGGAAAAACTATATGTCTGTAAGCACAGACAAGGTACACCAGAGGAATGCTACAACGCAGTAACCGACAAAGCTATTTTGGCACTCAAACGGAAATACTCCTGGATATGGAATATATACTACCTCAACGACCTCATCTATTTTTCCGACCTTGAATCGAAGTATCTACTTGACACTTATTTCCACATGTGATACAATGTCTTTAGAGGGCAGACATATGTGTGCAGTTCAAGGACAACCGTCGGAAACGGTGAACGTGCGTTCGTCCAACGCAAAAGGCACACCTGCCCCACTAAATAAAAGGGGGTTGACCAATGGACGTAAACACATTCGCACAGTTATTCTCTAACTTAGGCATTCCAGTTGCCTGCCTATGCGTGACTTTCTATCTGTGGTACACTGAGACACAGAACCACAAAGAAGAAATGAACAAAATGACAGACGCTGTAAACAACAACACTCTGATTTTACAGCGACTTCTTGACAAACTGGGAGAGGATGAAACAGCATGAATCTATCAGCAAAAATCATCACAACAGACGAAATGCCGGAAACATATACAGACTTACACCCACACCCAGAATTATATGGGGAATGTGAAGTCACAACAAAACAGGACGATTTATTTTTACGCACGCAGCCTACTACTGATTCCGAGGTAATCACCTCACTGAAAAAAGGTTCTTCATTTTTTTCTTTTGGCTTGTTCGATTCCTCACTAAAATGGGTTCTAGGACAAGCCAAACTTCCTACAGGGGAAATGGTAGCAGGTTTCGCATACATACAATATCTTACATTAAAGGAGACGAAATAAATGACATTTGAGCAGTTAATTGCACTAACATCAGCAGGTTTCACAAAAGCTGATATCATGGCACTGGCACAGACACCAGCACCAGCACCAGCACCAGCACCAGCACCAGCACCAGCAACAGGATTTATGCCACAGCCAGTTCAGCCGACAGGGGTTGCACCAGCGACAGCAGGACAGCCAGCACCAGTAATTCAGGGATTCGGTAATCCGATTAATCCACAGCAGGGTGTGCAGGAACAGTTCTATGCGGATGCAATGGCACAGAATGGTCAGCAGATGCAGCTGGATATGGGTAATGGTGGGGTTGTTAAAAACAACGACCCATTAATCGAAACTATTAACAATCTTACAAGAGCAGTACAGGCTAATGGAATTGCTAACAGTCAGATGCCGACACAGGCACAGCCGACTATTGATGATATGTTAGCTGAGATTATCAGACCTAGCGGTCAGAATGGGGGTAAATGATGGGTTCAACCGATAGTATTCTAAATAATATTCCAACTGTTTCCAATTTTAAATCAATAGAATTATTAAATTTTATCGTTAACCAGGCAACAGGAAAAACATCTCTGGAACATACAACAACACAGGATTTTGTCAGTGTTGCAACTACAGCTTTGAATGTTTCAGCAGATTCATTATTAAATGCTATATCACAAACATTATCACGCACTATTTTTTCCGTACGTCCTTACGAAGCAAAATTCAAGGGACTTATGAAAGATGAAATGCGTTTCGGAAACCATGTCAGAAAATTAAATATTGGAGATAAAGATTGGGAAAAAGATATACGTTATGATTTAGTCGATGGACAAAGTATTGACGATCAAATTGTATCTAATCCCAATATTTTACAGACAAACTTTTATGGTCAGAATGTGTATAGTAGACATTATACAATATACCGTGACCAACTGAATATTGCACTCTCCAACGAGGGAGAATTCCAGCGTTTTATTACAATGATTGTTCAGAACTGTTCAGATATGATTGAGCAGTGCCATGAAAGTACTGCAAGAATGACACTTGCAAACTTCATCGGGGGGAAAGTAAAAGGGGATGTTAACAACATTATCCATCTTGTTACAAAGTACAATGATATTGCAGGAACAGAACTTACCACTGATACAGTAAGACAGCCCACAAATTTTGTTCCATTTATCAAATGGGCTTTCGGATATATCAGTTACATTTCTGGAATGTTTACGGAGCGTTCTCAGAAATTTCATATTAATATTACTGGAAAAGAGATTTCCAGGCATACACCGCAGAATAGACAAAAACTGTATCTATTCAGTGAATATTTAAAAGACATGGATGCGAGTGTTCTGTCATCCGTATACAATGACAATTACCTGAAATGGGCAGACCATGAACAGGTTAATTTTTGGCAGTCAATTGATACACCAGACGGAATCAATGTATCTGCTAGTTATATGGGGACAGACGGAAATGTTGTGTTAGACCCTACAGGAACAGCCACGAGTAATATTTTCGGTGTTCTTTTTGATGAAGAGGCTATTGGTATTACAACATGTGGTCAGTGGTCTAGTGCCAGCCGGTTTAATGCTCGGGGTGGTTACACTAACTTCTGGTATCACTTTAACGACAGATATTATAATGACTTTACGGAAAATGGTGTTGTTTTCCTACTGGATTAAGGAGTGTGTATGGCTTTAACAGTTGATTTTTTTCAGATTTCAAAACGGAAAAATAGTACATTTGTTCCGGCTGAATCAGCTATCCAGAAAACTGAAAATGCGGTTTTAAAAGAGGGGTGTGGGGTTTTATCCCCCACCCTTATTTTACATTTTCCTTATAACGCTAATCCGTATGTGTGGAATTTTGTGAGGATTAGAGAATTCAACCGTTTTTACTGGGTGGTTGAGTGGACTGTAGCGGATGGTGTCGGGAACTGGGAACTAAGCTTGAATGTTGATGTATTAGCAAGTTACAGGGATGCAATAATTCAGAAAGATTTCTATATTGAAAGATGTAGTGTTGCCAGTAATGGTGATATTATTGATTTAATGTATCCAGCAACTGCAAAGCAGTCTTTTGCCACCTCTAAACAAACAATGTGGGCGGATTCTAATTGGAGTGGTGGTACTTTTGTTTGCTGTATTCTGGGAAAGAATGGGCTTGTTAATTATTATCTTTTCAAAACAGAAGCATGGAAAAATGTAATTAAAAGTATGTTTTCCTCCACTGACTGGATGAAAGTACCTATCACTGATATACCAGAAGCAGTGTTAAAAGCTGCGGTGAATCCAGGGCAGTATATGCTTAAATGTTTCTGGTTGCCTATGACAGTTGAGACAGAGTTTATTCCTGCTAACATAGACATTGGATGGTGGGAGATTGCTATGACTGGACAGGCAGGAAATACCAGTTGTATTCTTGACAATCAGGCATTAATAAGTAAGACACTGACATTTGAAACGACCGCCCATCCTCAGAGTGTAAGAGGTAATTATCTTAATAATTCGCCTTATACCAGAGGGGCATTATTTTCCCATGTGTTCGGGTATATGCCTATCGACATGAACAGTTTGGACGCTGGAAATTCTTTTAATGTAAGCGTGATTGTTGACCCTCGAACAGGTATTTGTGAATTAAGAGCATATCAGGGAAATACTACTCTTGCTTTAGCATCAAAAAATATTTCATGTCCGATAACCGTAGGAAACATTACTGATGATACTGTAAGTTTAGGTGCTACTGCAACAAGTGCTGTTAGTGGACTTGTTAACCTTATTTCTGGTGGTTTTGATGCTATTGGAAACGAAAATAAAAGTATTAATGGTGATGTACTTTCCAGAGAGTTTTTACCTACCGGTTTAGGGGCTAACATTGGTAACGCTCTTAACAGTCTCAGGGGAAAAAGCGTTGTGAAAAGTGGTGACGGTTCGCTGATTAATTCACTTGGAAGTTTATGGTTTGAGCAAGAATTTTCACACGTTGTTGATTATAACAACGGTATGTTTGGGAAACCATATTGTAGCACAGGAAAAATGGCTGATTTAGGAACTGGATTCTATCTTATAAAAAATGGCTCTATAGGCTTGGAATTTGCGTTTGAAAGTGAAATCAATCAGGTTCGGGAATGGCTGGAAAGAGGTGTATACTATGCTTAAAAGTTCATATCAGGACAATGCATTACTATTCTATATACGAGGACGGTCAACAACTGGTAATTATCCACCTGGAGACCCAGGTGTTGTTCCTACTGTTGGAGACTGGTTCTATAAAGTTACTGATACTACTGCTGGATATTTTGCTAAAAATGGAGCAGAACAGCAAAGAAATGCTGCTAATATTTACAAGTATTTTCATGAAACACTCGGATGGGATTCAGACAGCGTTTGTGCATTAATCGGAAATATGGACGCTGAATCTACACTCAATCCCGGGCTGATTGAAGTTGGTGGAGGTACTACATCCGCCGGGCCAGGTAGGGGACTTGTACAGTGGACTCCTGGTACAGACTTAACTAATCCTATGAAAGTTGTTTATGGTTCTGCTGATGACTGGTATGATGGCTCTAAACAATGCCGAGTTATATACGCAGAATTTGAGCAGTCCACAGGAAGTAAAAACTGGGGTATTGAGCCACAATGGTATAAGGGATATGGTTATAACCTCAGTTGGACTGAATGGGCTTTTAATCAACAGCACCATAACATTGATTATTTAGTTGAAGCATTTTGTTGGGAGTACGAAAGACCAGGTGCACCTAGAATGGAAGAAAGAAAAGCAAGGGCACAGTACTGGGCGACGGTTTTTAGAAAGGGGTGATTAATTTTGTACAATGGATATAACACAATTCCAGCCGGACAGGATTATATCAATTATTACAATGGTATGTATAGTCCTAGCACATTGCATTGCAGAAATAATACTTTACATGCTTATTTTGTGAAATATTTATTGCAGAAAGCAATGAGCGTTTTCGAGTGGGAGTTGCCCGAAACTTGGAGTGAGAACTACTTTTTGTACACCTTATATACATGGGGTTTTGTAGGAGTTCTTGAAACTGACCGATATGGAGTTATATGTCAGGGAGCAGGAATCGAAGGGTATGATATCTATTATCAACCATCACATATTGTAGTAACTAACCCTTTGCTTATTGGGACAAAGCAATTAAGAATTGGTGTAGAATGCGAGGTTATTAGATTAACTCCTGATTGGTCTGGAATTATTGACATGATTAATTATTACGCAGACCAGATGGCTATCACAGCAGAAGCGACTACTATCAACATTATGAATTCCAAGTTGAGTTATGTATTCAGTGCTAGAAATAAGGCAGGAGCAGAATCACTGAAAAAAATTCTTGACCAGATAATGAGTGGTAATAATGCTGTTTTCTATGACGAAAAACTAAGAAGAGCTAACCCTACCGGTGGTAGTGAGGAACCATGGACTACTTTTGCACAGGATTTAAAAAGTAATTTCATTGCACCAGATTTACAGGACAGTATGCGAAGATGGGAAGAACTTTTCAACAATGAAATTGGCATTGATAATGTACGAAGCGACAAGAAAGAACGTTTGATAACAGCCGAAGCAAATGCTAATAATGTTGAGTGTCGATGCAAAGCAGAACTATGGTTAGACACTTTGAAAAAATGTGTTGAAAAAGTCAACAAAATGTTTGGCACAAATATAAAAGTAGATTGGAGACATGATGCTACTGTGAATGGGGGTGCTGATGATGGCAACAATGACATTAATGGGGCTGTTAACTTATGACCCAGAACTTTTAAATGAGAATTTTAATTTACCTAATTCTCTCTTAAGCATAAAAACAAAGCTCTTAGAGCATATTGTTTTTGAGTGTGCAGAACTGGAAATTGTATTATCAGACCCAGTTTGGTTCGGACGTGTTTTAGATGCCTGGTCATTTATAATGTCGCCACAGTGGGAATATTTTCTTAAGTGGAAACTAGCACAGGATGAAATCACGACAGAAGATGCCAAAGGTGGTCGGAAACTCACAAAAAAGAGTACTCGTACACCAGAACTTACTACACGAACTACAAATACTACCAGCAATGAGGAGCAAGGTGGGTCGACCGTTTCAAACAGTGCCTATAATCAGAGTACATATCATCCGTCAGAACAAAGAGAAAATGACAGCTTACAAAATATTTCAAATGATGGAACAGTCCGTTATACTGGTTCTGAAAGTTATCAGTATGAAGAGAATGAGAATGTTGTTTTCGATATTGAAGACATTGATAAAATTTTGAAGAATGGGTATGTTAATATCGCTAATATTATTTGTACTGATTTCAAAGAAAGATTTTGTTTGATGGTGTATTAATAAAGGAGGTATAATTATGGCTTTTTGGAACAATTTTCCTTTTGTGAATTTTCACGAACTCAATTTAGACTGGATTATTGGAAAAGTGAAAGATTTGGAAACAGGTTTCATGAATGTTGTTAAAAAATTAGATGATGCTTTACCAGAAATCAAAAAAGAAGTAGATGATGCTATCCAGCAAATTCCGACAGAGATAGATAATTTACTGACAGGATGGAAAGATGATGGTACACTTGGAACAATTATTGATACCATTTACGGTGGACTTTCCTATCTCGATGTAATGAAAGATAAAACTATCTACGTTTTGGGAGACAGCTTGAGTGATGGGCAAGCACCTAGAAGTTGGGTAACAGAATTTGAAAAATTGCTTACAGGTAAAAACTGTCATGTTATGAACGGAGCACACTCTGGTGATACCATGGCAGAACAGTATACCATTTTTGACCGGAATATGACCTTACATCCTGAAAATGTGCCAGATATTCTGATTGTATGGTGTGGTATTAATGATGTTAAAAAACAGACTTCCTTAACTGAATTGGGTGCTACCATGGATAGCATTAGAAACAAAATTCAGTCTATTAATCCAGCTTGTCAGGTTTACTTATTCAGCACCTATAAAAATTACCGTGTTTTACCTGCTCAGTGGATTATTCCGCAAACCGCATATTGGAGATATTTCAGTCAGTACGCACAACAGAACGGATGGACTTTTGTGGACATGTTTGCTTATGCGCCTGTAATCTCACCAGAGACAGACCGTATGAGAGCAGAATTCTATGAGGAACAGAACAGTGGTTATTTACACTATACTGTGAGATACACCAAAATTCTTGCAAGATTCATTCTCAACGTTTTGTGTACTGGTATGCCTATTGCTTTAGGTGATTATTGGGAACGTGTAAATGGTAGTTATCTGGATGGTGCTGGAATTTTTACAAACAAGGAAGAATTTGACCCGAACTTAAATGGCAGTCATATCAGATTCGGAACTCGATTTGTAAAAATCAGAGTTGCTGGAACATTTAAACCGAAAAATACTGATTCATTACAGTATGTTAAAATTGGAAAATTACCTGATTTTCTTATTCCTGCTTCTACCATTTATGGGCTTGCATATCGTGGTGGTGGATGGGGTTCCACTGGTGCTAATGCTACTTTTGGAACATTGGTAGATAGTGACGGTTCTCTGTTGGTACATCCACTTGCGAAAGAAGGAACAAGTTATACATCTACAACTATTTATTTTGACATTTACATTTTTGACCTTGCAACTGACTGGCAGAGGAAACAAACAGTTTCATAACGCTAATTTTGGTTAGTTGCAACTACTCATCAGACCTGTTTGTTCTATACAGACAGGTCGAATGTATGTTCGTTTCTAGAACAAAATGGACTAGGATACCTGTTCGCCCAGGAGAGACAAATTGGCTCGAGTGTGTGCGTGACAGACAGACACTTGTGTCCGTGGGGGAAAGACAAATGTCCGCCGTACACGGATACCTATATAGGCGAGATC